ACAATACAGTTCCATTCATGGCCAAGAAGAAACTAGAGAAGAGGAGATTTATAGAAAGTATTTTAAATTTAGAGGTGTTCAGCGATATGTTATCAGTAGTTCGGTCGAATTACAACGCAGTTCAGCGAGATTTAGATGCAGAGTGTATTAGATACGAAGAGATTTCAAATCAAATTCAATCTATAGAGTCAGAGAAAGTGAAACAACTTCAAGATAATCAGACTCGGTTGGACAAGATCAATCAACGTCGAGAGTTGAATATGAACAGCATTCAACAATTAAAAGAGTCTGCCGAAGTATCCTTTGAAATGAGTGTAAGTGATTATCAATCTCAAGTTGATAAACACAAGTATACGCTGAGCGAATGTAAGGTCAAGAGAGATAGTATAAACAAGAAGATAATTGAGCTCAGGGCAACCAACAAGCACCTCCAGCAATCTTATGACAAGATGATCGCTGGAAAATCTGAATGTCCTGTGTGTCTGCAATCGATGACCAGTCACTCAATTGATAAAGTGAATCAAGAGAAGCAGTCCATCCAGAAATCGATTGATGATAATACTGATATCATCACAGATAAGATTCAATCATTAGCGCTGATTGATGCACTTCGCGAGAAGATGGAATTGAAGGTCGATGAATTGCAGTTGATCATAAACACACAAACAATAACAATTAAGGAAAGAGATAATGTACTGAGTAAGATAACTCAACTACAAGAGTGGAATGCCGAACTAGAACAGGAGTCAACCAACCTGAACAATATAACAGACAATCAGCATGAAAAATTAGAGCAACAAACTGCACGACTTCAAGAAACTCAATCAGTTATCGAGGAGCATAAAAACAATATCAATCTAATTGACATCGCAAGATTCATAGTATCTGAGGAAGGTGTTAAGTCATATATTGTCAAGCGCATACTGCAGTTGTTGAACAGCAAACTAGCTTATTACTTACAAAAGATGGACTCTAATTGTGTATGTGTGTTTGATGAGTATTTCGAGGAGAGTATAATAGATGAGAAGGGTAAGATAATGTCGTACTTCAACTTCTCTGGAGCAGAGAAAAAGAATATTGACCTAGCTTGTTTGTTCGCATTCATGGACATAAGAAGACTTCAAGGTGATGTGGCTTTCAATCTCAACATATATGATGAGTTGTTTGATAGTAGTCTAGATGAGAAGGGTGTAGAGCTGGTTGTCGATATACTACAGGAACGTGTGGATAAGTTCAATGAATCTGCGATGGTTATATCTCATCGTAGAGACTCTACAAAGATCGCGACCGGTGATATCATTTTCCTTCAAAAGGAGAAAGGTGTAACTACACGTGTATCAGTGATTGATAGTTAGTATTATGTTCGGTACGACAATAGGCTCTAGTATAGGTTCAAGCATATCTAAATCATTGGACTACAAATCTATGAAATCTACACCTTCGAAAGTAAAAACACCACGATTTCACGACTTCATCGCAGATTACGGTGGATGTGGTCACTGGAGAATGATCTGGCCGCAGATGATAATAAATGGTACTCAGAAGATGTTCGGTAGTAATTGAGCTATCATGATATCTGATGAATCGTATTACAAGAGTGTTAGTAGTGTGCGTATACAGAGACAAGTGACCTCTGCTCAGCTCAGCTTCGCTAGTGAGTTGAGACGCAAGGCTGATAGAATAGGCTTCAAGTTCATATACGATATTGATGATATATTTGTGATCAAGGATATACCCATGTACAATGCATTTCGTTCATCATATGATAACGCAGAGCTACAGGATTCAGCCAAGAAAATATTGAACCTAGTTGACATGGTCACGGTTACTTGTGATACTATGAAAGATTATTATAGTCAATTCAATGACAACGTAGTTGTGGTGAAAAACTACCCTCCTAGATTCTGGCTTGATGGTATTTATGATCACGAGACTGTCATGAACAATTGGACAAGAAAGCGCACTCGGATCATGTATTGTGGTTCTGGAGCTCATTTTGATCTCAGAAACAACAACAATGGTGTTGATGATATAAGTAACATTGTCAAGCTGATCAGAAAGACTTGTGATGTGTATGAATGGGTGTTCATGGGTGGAGAGCCACCAGCTATTAAGGATTTAATCAAATCCGGGAAAGTGACAGTACACAAATGGCAATCAATATACAACCTACCACGATTCATCAAGAATTTAAATATAAACATATTCATCGCCCCTCTACATGACAACATATTCAACCGGTGCAAGAGTGATATAAAGATTCTAGAAGCTGGTGCATTGGGAGTGCCTTGTATCTGTCAAGATATGATAACTTACGACAACTCGCCACTCAAGTTCAAGACTGCGGATGATTTGCATGATCAAATAGAACTACTTCGAGGAGACTATGGATTATACTCGAAGTTATCCAAGTGCTATAATGATGTGCTACAATCTCGGTGGTTGGATGATAACTACCAGAAGTATATTGATATATTGTAGGGTTGCACTTAAGCTGAGTTTGATATAAAATACACAAATGTATCGTAATATAGTATACGACAAGAGTCAGAATCAAGTCATATTGTTGACATGGGATGATGATGGTAGACGCATAACCAGAGAGCTGAGTTATTCACCATACTTGTATCTAGAGACTAAACAGGACACCGGTGTTGAGTCTATATTCAACACCAGTCTCAAGAAAAAAATGTTCCAATCTCCGACACATAGATACAGGTATCTCAAGGACTTGACCACTACACGTGTGTTTGAGAACATAAGATGGGATCAACAATTCTTAGTAGATCTATACCAGAGCAGATGTAAAGACGATGACTTCAATCAACACCCGCTCAAGACATGGTTTATCGATATAGAAACATACAGCCCTGGGGAGTTCCCTGTACCAGAAAAGGCCAATGACGCTATAAACGTGATCACTATATATGATACCATAACCAAGAAATTCACCACGTGGGGTACAAAGCCACTCACTAGAGATATCGAGAACTGTGATTATACACACTGCTCTACTGAGAAGGAAATGATGCAAAAATTCTTGCATATGATATCGATAGATCCGCCAGATATCTTATCCGGTTGGAATAGTGAATTCTTTGATATACCTTATATCATCAACCGAATCGCGAGATTATTCGATGAGGATACATGTCATCGTTTATCTCCAGTAGGTACTATATACCCGAGAACTATCCGTACACAATTCGGTCGTGAGGCTGTGAGATGGTTCATAGATGGTGTGTCTTGTATCGATTATCTTGATGTGTATAAAAAGTTCAGTATTGGTCTTAGAGAGTCTTATAAGTTGGATGCTGTTGCTGAGCGTGAGCTGGGGGAGAATAAAGTAGATTATGGTAACATGAATCTATCTCAACTAGCTGACGAAGACTGGCAGACGTTTGTTGAGTACAACGTACAGGACGTAAACTTGCTAGTCCGGATGGAAGAGAAGTTAAGATACATAGAACTTCTCCGAATGCTGGCGTATACTGGATTAACAACATTTGAATCTGCAATGGGTACGTTACCTGTGATCACTGGTGCTGCTGTGATTGCCGCTCGTGAGAAAAATAAAATTTTACCTACCTTCATTCGAAGAGATGAATCTGGTCAATACGAAGGAGCGTATGTATCAACACCACAGAAAGGATTTCAACACGGTATAATATCATTTGACGCTAATAGTCTATATCCTAACACGATGATCACACTCAACTTGAGTCCAGAGACAAAGGTGGGTAAGATAATATCTCAGACTGATGAAGACATAACGATACATCATGTATCCGGTCGGCGGATCGTCATGAAGCACGCGAAGTTCTTCGAGTATGTACAGAAAGAGAAGATCGCGATCACAAAAGCTAAGTTTTTATTCTCTCAGAAGGTCAAAGGAATCATGCCAGAGATTGTGGATCGTATATATCAATCTCGAGTGGATATCAAGAAAGATCTTCGTGTATGTAAGTTGAGATTAAATGAAATATCTGCAGATTCAGATGAATATGATGATCTACAGACAAGAATAAAACATCTAGACATCAAGCAATTCACATTGAAGATCTTGATCAACACAGTGTATGGTTACTTCGGAAACAAATACGCCCCACTGGGTGATCCAGATATAGCGAGAAGTATAACACTAACTGGACAGGCTGTCATCAAACAATCAAACAAGATACTACAGAGGTATGTAAGAGAGAAGTGTGATGTCCTTGATGACTACAACCCGGTGATATATAATGATACTGACTCGAGCTATATCACCATTGATAAGGTAATGAAACATATAGGTCATGATTTTCATAAAGGTACTATCATCACACAAGAGGCTAAAGACGCTGCAAAAGACATTGAAGATTATCTGAATGTTGAGATAAGAAGTGGGCGAAGAATACTCTGAATAGTAATGATCCGAGATTTGTATTCAAGAGAGAGGTTATGTGTGATTCTGGTATATTCTTATCAAAGAAGAGATATGTATTGCATGTATTAGATGATGAAGATATACCATGTAAGAAATTCAAGTATACTGGAGTTGAGGTTGTAAGAACCACCATGCCTGCAGGAATCAAACCGGCAGTAAAAAATATAATAGAGACCATGATCATGACTCGGAACTTCAACCAGACTAATGACATATTTGTAGGTGTGTATGATATGTTCAAGACACTACCGATAGATGACATCTCATTCGTGATGGGTATAAGAGATTACGAGAAGTACGCTGATCAATGTCATGACTTTGAGTTTGTGAAACACATGCCAATCCACACCAAGGCAGCATATACATACAACATGTTGCTTGATAGATATAATCTGAGCAACACATACGAGAAAATATCCAGTGGTGATAAAGTTAGATATTACTACACTAAACTACCGAACAAATACAACATAACAACACTAGCATACAAGTATTATATGCCTCCAGAGTTGTTGAGTGACTTTCCAGTTGATGTTGAGAAGATGTTCGAGAAGATTGTGTTTAGTGTTATCGAGAGGTTTTATGGAGCTGTCAACTGGCCAATGCGCCGACCTAACATGCAGCTGCAGACTGATTTATTTGATCTGCTTAAACTTTAGAGTTGACTTCCATCAATCAGTAGGTATAATATAAGTATGAAATTAATAGCAATCGTTGATAGTGTAGGTAGAGTGATTTTAGGTCGTCATGACGAAGAATCAAGTAACGACAAGGTAACTAATTTAAAGAATCCGGCAGTAGTTAACATTCAAGTTAATCAAGAGTCTGGCCAGATTTCTGTACAATTGATACCATATATCTTCCGGGAGTTTGTCAAAGAATCATTGAGAGAGGCTGGCGTGACGTGGACCTTTCAGAATAGCAATATCACCGTGAGTAATGATCTAGAGCTTGAACCAAGCATCGAAGATCAATATGCTCGGATATTTGAAGGTGTGGATACTAAGGAGGTTTCAACTACATCTGCACCAGTTGAGCTGTTTGATGAAGGTGAAATTGTATCAGAAGATACCACCAAAGGTAAACCTAAAAAGAAGTAGGTGTGGCTAAGTTAGACAAAGATATTGAGAAAATATTCTCAAAGCTGGATAAATTAAATCCAGAAGCAAAAATGTTATCTGAATCAGCTTTGTCTACGGTAACTGAATGGCATGACACTGGTTGTATGGTGTTGAATGCATTAATCTCTGGAAGTCTCTACGGTGGTATCCCAAAGGGACGAATTACAGGATTTGCTGGTCCTAGTCAAACTGGAAAAACATACATAACTAACAAGATCTTAGCTAAAGCTCAGCAATCTGGTATGGTGCCTGTTATATTTGATACTGAAATGGCTGTTGATGAAGCCGCTTGTAAAGCCTCCGGGTTGGATCCTGAAGGAGTCAAGTATGTACCAGTACAAACTGTAGAATCTTGCAGAAATCAACTAGTAGCTTTTCTAGACAGTGTGATTGAGGCGAACGCTCAAGGTAAGTTTATCGTATGCATTGACAGTCTTGGAAACCTGGCAAGTCAAAAAGAGATAGATGATGTTGAGAAAGGTAAATCAGCCATGGACATGGGCACCAGAGCCAAAGGTCTTAAGAGCATGATGAGAACACTCACGTTCAAGGCAGCTCAAGCCAATGTGACCATATTGTTTGTAAACCATACATACGATGATCCTGGAGCAATGTTCCCCACTCTAGTGAAGAGTCAGAGTGGTGGTAAAGGTCCAGTGTATTTATCCAGTGTGTTGGTTCAGCTTGCAAAGCGAGATGAAAAGCAAGACAAAGGTAATGATGAAGATGAAATGATACCAGAAGCTAACAAATATAGTGGTGTAACGCTTAGGGCTCTTACAGTTAAAAATAGATTTGTACCACCATTCTTAGAGGGTGAGATGTATTTGAACTTCAAGACTGGTCTGGATATGTACAGTGGTTTGAAAGAGATGGCTGTTAATCATGGAATCATAGTGCAAACTGGATCAACATACTGCCTGCCAGACGGAAAAAAGATAGGATACTATAAGAATTGGTCTCAAGACACAGAGCTATGGGACACGCTTATCTTACCCAAATTAGAAGAGAAGCTATTACAATCGTTTAGATATGGTAGCTAGTCTTTTATTGGAACGTCTTCAACTGAGATCAAACCCTTGCGTATGAACCGTCCGGAATCTGGACATGTCCAGTGTGCTTCTGTGTATATCTTGCCGAGATATTCACGAACTTTAATCCTAGGTCGTACTACACTGCCGGAGAATGGTGATGTGATAGGTTGTGCATTTACTGTATCCATATACAATACTTAGTGGCTAAGTGTAAAATTTATACTATTATATAATATATATGAAAAAGTGTGTACTACCTATCAGCGGAGGTTTAGATTCAACAACCATTGCATATATGGTTGCAGCTGAAGGTTATGAAATACATGCTCTTAGCTTCGATTATGGTCAACGTCACATGTCAAAAGAGCTTGAATGTGCAAGATATCAAGCTGATAAACTGGCTAAATCTTACAAAGTGTTAGATATCAAATTCATGCGTGAGATTGCCAACACGAGCTCATTGACCAATGAATCTATTGATGTTGCGAAAACTAAAGACGTGCTAGGTGATCCTCAAACAGTAAACTATGTACCCAACAGAAACATGATGATGTTGAGTATCTGCACAGCATATGCTGAGAGTATTGGCGCGGAAACTGTTTTCCATGGATCAGCTCTCGTTGACAGTCAAGCTGGTTTTTGGGACGGTAGTGGAGAGTTTCTCAAAGCGATCAATGATATCAATCGATTGAATCGTCGTAATGTAGTAAGGGTAGAGGCTCCGTTGATACTCAAAAGCAAGGCTGATATAATATCCACCGGACATCAATTAGGTGTTGACTTCACCAAAACATGGACGTGTTATGAGGGTAAGGATCAAGCATGTGGAGAGTGTACAGCATGCAGCAGTAGAATCAAAGGTTTTATTGACGCAGGTATTCCTGATCCGGTGCAATATTCTAGAAAGAATATACCCTGGAGTTATTCGAATATGTCTGTTAGATAAGTAATGTGTGGTATATTTGGATCGTCTAATTTTAGTGTATTTGAGCAGCTATATGCTGCTAATTGTTCACGTGGTTCCTTCGCTGGTGGGTGTCTTTACACAAGTGATAGCTCTAGTGTCGTGCTTAAGTGGCCTGGTATCAGACCAGATCATTCTCAGGAATTAATTCATAGCTCATATACATACTTCAATGGTCACACTCAAGCACCAACTGGATCTCAGAGACAGTATGACAATCTCACAACACATCCATTTTCATATAAACACTGGATAGTGGCTCATAATGGTGTATTAGAGAACCACGAGGAATTGACAACCACTCATGAGTTAGAATTAGACGCAGTAGACAGTGCAGTTATACCCAAACTACTCGACGTATGCGATCGCAAGAACAGATACACAGGTACTGTTGTATCTGAAATACAATGCATCGTGGATGTTGCAGAGATGCTGAAGGTACCTTCGCATGTTGGTTGCACAACTCACAATCTAAAAATACATACATCATCCGATCTGGATCTACATTATTTGGAGATGTCTCCACCGGAGTTTATTCATCGATGAGAGTTGATGACATAGCGACGCAACTTTTAGATGAAGGTGTGGTATATAGTGTAACAAACACCGGCTTAAATCAAGTGAATACATTCAATCACAACTCACCATTCTTTATATAACATCATGAAACACTACAAAATATCATACCAACTAGACGGTTACATTACTGTACATTCTAAATATTACACTTCAGACAACGAGCAAACAGCTCGAGATGCATTCGAAGCGAATTGTAACACATCATTGATTGGAGAGAATGTGTCTATAGTTAATGTCATTGAGATTGATGACCCAGATGAGTATTGCTGCAATACTGGCTCATGTGAATGTAGTTGATATGAAGAAGATACTAGTAGTTGTATGTACACCAGTTGGTCGTGAACATCGAGATAAATTGCTAATATGTAGCAGTTTATCTGGCTTGAATCATGATGTGAAGATGGAGATAAATTATAACAATAAAGAATCACTGTGTGTGATGTACAACAAGTATATTAATAGCAAGTTTCTCAAAAAACATGATATTGTATTATTCGTACATGATGATGTGTATATTGATGATCTCAAGATACGTGGCAAGTTGTATGGAGCGATTGAGCGATATGATTTGATCGGTCTAGCGGGATGTCTTCAGCCAACTATCAAGGCACCGGCATTATGGCATAAGATGGCTCCACGAGAAGCACTAAGAGGTATAGTCAATCACCCAGTAGGTGATGATGTGAATGTTATACAATCCACATCATTTGGACCTACTCCGAGTAGAGTGGTGTTGATTGATGGTTTGTTCATGGCAGTAAATCTCAAGAAAGCTCTTGATGTTGGATGGAAATTCAATGAATCATTCAAGTTCCATCATTATGATATTGCAGCTAGTCTAGATGCTCATCGATTGAAGATGAAAACTGGAGTGATTCCAGTTAACGTCATACACAAGTCCAAAGGATTGAAGAATTACAACGACTCCGGTTACCAAGAGTCTCAATCCAAGTTCTTGGACATGTATAGCTAGAATATAGAGCTTGCACTTAACACGTTAATCTATATAATATAGATCATGTTGAGTAGTGAAAAACTAGACTTATTGTTCTACGAGCAGGTCATCATATACAACATTCTAACGAATGATACATATCTGGCCTCTATCATAGATAATTTACAGGATAAGTATTTTGATAACAGCGATATCAAGTCAGTTATCGGTATAATAAAGACGTTTTATGACAAGCGTGATGTCATACCGACGTTGACTGAAATCAAAGCATATCTGACTACAGATGAAACGCGAGATATGTTTCGAAGAGTTGTTGAGATAGTGAAGAACTTCGATAACTCATTCAACAAGGATGAACTATATGAGAATACAGAAAGATTTCTCAAAGAGAAGTCAGTCCTATCTACACTGATGTCAGTGGCCAAGGATTGTGAGACTGGAGACATCAACACTTCAGATATATTCAACAAGTTTGAAGAGGCGTGTAACATATCCATTCAACCAGATACTGGCTTGGATTATCTTAATGAAATAGACAGACATATAGATGATCTAACTAAACAGGATAGTACCATATCTACCGGTTGGTCGTGGTTGGATGAGAAGATTGACGGTGGTTATCTGGAGCATGGTCGCGCTATATATGTATTTGCTGGTGAAACTAATATTGGTAAGTCTATATTCTTAGGTAACACTGCTGTCAACATTGCAAAAACTGGTAAAACTGTGCTGCTAATAACATTAGAGATGTCTGAGTTTGTATACGCAAAGCGACTCAGTACCAACATCACACAGATACCCATCAATGAGTTAGCCACACAAACAGATTATCTCAAACAACAACTAGACGAATACAAGAAAACCACCGGTGGTAGGATATTAGTAAAAGAGTTCCCTCCAAGCACTATAACATGTAGCAATCTTAAAGCCTACATAAAGAAGATATCAGATAGTGGAATAGGTATAGATGCAATTGTGCTAGATTATGTGAATTTACTGACAACTAGTGATGCAGTTAACTCATATGAACGAGTGAAGTACATAACAGAGAGATTGAGATCACTGAGCTATGTATTTTCATGCCCAGTGATCACAGCCACGCAATTGAATCGAACTGGTTATAATGAAGTAAATCCTGGTCTAGAAACAGTCGGTGAGAGTTACGGTCTAGCAGCCACTGCTGACTGTATGTTTAGCATATGGCAGGAAGAGGAGGATTCAGAGCTAGGTGTGATCAAGCTGGGAATGATGAAGAACCGGTTTGGTCAGAACTTTGGATCTTGTTGCTTGGATATAGATTATGCAACGTTGACACTAACACAAGGCGTATCTAATGACGATTCTAACAACACAGGCACTCCGGAATTCATGCCGAGTATAGATGATGACAACACATCTTCGATAATGAATTATCTCTCCGATTGATATTGCAGTTGCTATGTAGCGATTTTCTCCATAAATAACTGTAACATGAAGAAGAGATATCACATATTCACTGACATTGACCTAGATGGTATTGTATCGTATATGACATGCTGTTGGAGTCTAGGTGAGTGGTGCTCATATACAGCGTGTCGTGTGAACGATCTAGACACCAAGATTAATCAATGGCTAGATAAGAACAACCCGGCTGATTATGAAGCTATATATATTCTAGACCTAGACGTATCTTCTCATGACGCGCTTCGCTTAATAGATTTGAGCAACGTTCATATATATGATCATCACTCAACACACGTTGAGAATTTAGATAAGTACGAGCATGCAAATGTTAATGTATGTGAGTTCACCAGTACATGTCGATTATTTTATGCTAACAATAAGCAATCACTCAGCAACATAACACCACAACAAGGATTGCTCATATTGATGGCTGATGATTATGATTCATATAAATTCAAGATACCCAATTCGTATCAAATCAATGTGTTGCTGTGGAGTCTGACCGGAGATCGATTTGATAAGTTTATAGAGATGTTCAAGGATGGTTTTTACGGTTTCAACACCCAACAGAATAATATCATAAAGATGTACACCAATAAACTAGATAGAGTTAAGAGTGGATTAGATATATACAACACAACAATACCGATCAACGGATCTAATTATAACATCTGCAGCACTTTTGCGTGTGAGTGTATCAATGATGTAGCGGATCATGTATTATCTTCAACTAACTGCGATGTTGCATTAGTTGTGAATACTAAATCTAACAAAGTGTCTTTCCGACGTGGTAAGGAGTGTCTGTTAGATTTAGGTAAGTTCAGTAAATCTATATGTGATGAAGCTGGAGGTCATGCATACGCTGCTGGTGGTATGATATGTGAGAAGTTCTTAAACTTTGCTAAGATATTCAAACCTATAAGTTGATTATGTCTGAAAATTACTTCGAAAAATTAAAATGCTCAGATCCATCTCATCGTGTGATCAGCAGTGAATTCAACCACTCATTCCTGTCGATTTGCACGTTAATTTGTCAATTGAGTAACAAG